TCACCCAATTATGGCTGAAGCTTGCGTCGATTTTGCAGCGTCTAGCGCACGCGAGTTGCTCCCGCCTGACGGCATTGTTAAGACGGAAATAAAAGGCGAGGCAGACCGCCAGCGTGTTGATACAGCAGATCGTAAGTCAGAGTTCTTAAACTGGCAGCTCACGGAGCAGGTTGAAGAGTACCGCGATGAGATGGAGCAGATGCTCACTCAGCTGCCCCTTGGCGGATCGCAGTACCTGAAGTGGCGTTGGGATACGGAGCAAAAGCGCCCGACGTGTGAGTGGATCCCAATTGATAACATCCTTCTGCCATACGCAACTACCAACTTCTACACCTCGCCGCGATTTACGGAGCAGCAAGATATTATGGAAGACGCGTTCCAGCAACGCATCGACCAGGGCCTATACCGCGACATTGGAAACATTATCACGCCCGCGGAGCTGACAACGGACCGTCAGACTCAGTCTGAAAAAGCAAACGACAAGATTGAGGGCAAACAGGCGCCAAGTAAAAACATCGACGGCATGCGCCGCGTGTATGAGATTACTTGCTTTTTGCGCCTGGAAGAAGACCCAGAAACAAACGGCCGACGCGCGCCGTACATTCTAACAATCGACGAGGATACGGACAGAGTGCTGTCCTTGTATCGCAACTGGGAATACGGCGATGAAAAGCTCTCTAAGCTGGATTGGGTTGTTGAGTTTAAGTTTATTCCTTGGCGCGGCGCTTATGCCATCGGTCTACCTCACCTCATTGGTGGGCTTAGTGCTGCTCTTACTGGCGCTTTACGTGCCCTACTTGATTCAGCGCACATTAACAACAGCCAAACAATGCTTAAGCTCAAAGGCGGACGAATCTCCGGCCAGAGCGACAGAATTGAACCGACCCAGGTTCTAGAGATCGAAGGTGCCCCTGGTGTGGACGACGTCCGCAAGTTGGCTATGCCGTTGCCGTTTAACCAGCCGTCGAGTGTTCTGTATAATCTTCTTGGTTGGCTTACTGACGCAGCAAAAGGCGTCGTAACAACGGCCGAGGAAAAGATCGGCGACGCAAACGCCAACACACCTGTGGGCACCACCCAGGCATTGATCGAGCAGGGTGCAAAAGTATTCTCAAGCATCCATGCACGTCTGCACCGCTCACAGGCCAAATCTCTCAAGGTACTCTCGCGCATCAACCACTGGTACCTGGAAGAGATGGACAACCAGTCGGGCACCGAGATCGAGGTGCGCGACTTTGCATACAACAACGACATCCGACCAGTGTCGGATCCAAACATTTTTTCAGAGACGCAGCGCCTGGCACAAGCGCAAGCTGTATTGCAAATGGCCAACTCGGCGCCGCAACTCTACGACCTGCGGGCTGCTCACCGGCGTGTTCTTAAGCAGCTAAAAGTTCCTGCAATTAGTGAGATATTGCCAGATCCGGATGGAATCAAGGAGTCAAATCCTGCCCTGGAGAACGTAGCGATGTCCATGGGTCGCCCCGCGGCGGCCTATCCGGATCAGGACCATTTAGCGCACATCAGGGTCCACCTGGCGTATGCAAAAGATCCCAATTATGGTGGCAGCCCTCTTATTGGCCCCACGTTTGCGCCGCACGCACTGGAGCACATCAAGCAGCACTTAACGCTGCACTACCTCCAGTCCATGCGCGCGTACGTAGCGGAGGCATCCGGCGGACAGGACACGCTGGAGTTGAACAAAGAAAAGCCGCTGACCCTGGAAGACCAGCAAGCGCTCTCCTTGGCTGCAGAGATGGTGTCGGCAGACGCACAGACCACGTTCCAGACCGCACAGCCGATGATCCAAGAGCTGGCTCAAAAGGTGCAGCAGGCCCAGAAGGCCAAGATGGAGCAGGCAATGAACTCCGACCCTGCAGCGTCTGCCCTGATGAAGACACAGATGGCAGAGACTCAAAGGAAGTCGCAAGAGTTCCAGACCAAGATGCAGACAGAGGTACAGCGCATGCAACAGGAGTACCAGCTGCGTGTGGCCGAGCTACAGCAAAAGGTTCAGGAGCTTGTCGCCAAGTACCAGACACAGAGCAGCATCGACAGTCAGAAAAACTCGACCAACATCGTCACGGCCAACATCAACAACGCCTCCAAGGAGCGGATTGCGGGGATGCAGGTTGGTGCCCAGATGGACACATTGCAGTCACAGCTGGCCCAAGAGCAGGCCATGTCGGCAATCGACGCCATCAACACCGCCGACGACGACATTCGCAAGCACGGCATCGCCATCGAACAGCAGGCGTTTCAACAACAGGCACAGGCCGTGCAGCAGGCCTTGGAAGCAGAAAACCAGGCCAAGCTGCAGGCCCAACAACCCCAACCAGGAGCAATCTAAATGGCAAATGATAATCAATTAAAGGGCTTTCGCCAGATTTACCAAGAGACGGGAAAACCCGGCTCTGGCGGCGGCAACGGAATAGATAACCTCTACCCGGGCTCGTCTGGATCCCACCGCGACAATAATTGGAAGCGCGGAGCGGCCCAGTCCAAGATGAAGAACGCCGGCAAGGTCGGACCATACACCAACGTAAAAGATTCGTTTGGTTCCAAGTATTAAAGTAGTTTTTAAGATGTAGGGCGTAAATTAAAGAAGTCTTGTATTGGTAGGAGTACGATGCGAGACTTCACGTCCGAGATTATGCGTCGCGTAAGCGACGAGATCAGATTGATTGATTCCACCCTGACGACCGGGAAAGGGATCAACAACATGGAGCGCTACCAGAGGCTCCTTGGCGAGCGAGAAGGCTTGCAGAAGTGCTTAAACGTTATTGACGACATACTGACTGAAAAAGACGAGGCTGAATAGCCTGAGAAAGGAGCGCCGACATGGCGTTTGACGTGGTGCATAAGGAGGAGCCAGACCTCCGAACGGAAATGGAATGTTTTCCGGACATTGACCCTGGCATAGAAGTTGCAGGCGACCGTGTTTTGGTTCAACTGCGACGCGAGAAGACAACGAGCAAGGGCGGCATCATCCTGGTTGACGAGACCAAGGCAACCCTCAGATTTAACGAGACGGTTGCAAAGGTCAAGCAGGTAGGACCCCTGGCGTACAAGAGCCCCGATACATTGGAGCCTTGGCCCGAGGGACCGTGGTGCAAAATAGGCGACCTAGTTCGGACCATCAAGTACGGCGGCGATCGGTTTGTTGTTAGCCCTGGAGATGATGGAGCCCCGGTGGTGTTTATTACCATCCAGGCGCGCGAGATTATATCGCGTATCCGAAGTTTTGAGGACGCCCAGCGCATGAAGGCTTTCGTTGATTGATGAGCAAAGAAAAAATGGCTCAATCAAGACTTTTGCCAGATGGCAGAGCAACTTTAATGCTAAGCAATTGCAGACAAAGAGCTAAAAAACATCAAGCAGAAGTAACGATTGATAAACATTGGATTGTAAATAAATTAAAAGGAAGTGTTTGCGAATTAACAAACATCCCTTTTGATTTTAAACCTACTAAAAAAGGTCACGCTAATCCTTACGCACCTTCTTTAGATAGGATTGACAGTAGCAATAAAAACTACACCCCTGAAAATACTCGGGTAGTTTTGCAAGCTGTTAATATGGCAATCAATGAACATGGGATTGAAACTGTTTTACCAATCCTTAAATCTTTAGTTTCATCATTGGAAAAACAGCTTTGCAAAAAGCAGAAAGAATGAAAAATGGCAGATCAAGAAGATAAGATGCTCCCAATCAAGGAGCAAGACGACGGCACAGTCCTGGTAGCCGTCGAAGCGGAAAAAGATCCGTTTGAAGACCAGGAAAAGGCGTCTGAAGATTCTGAAGATAATAACGACGCCGATACAGAATCATCAACTGATGCCTCCGACGAGGATACAGATGATTCAGAGGGTGAAACTGACGAAGATCGAGAGAAAATTCGTGAGGCTCGCCGTGAAGAGCGAAAGCTCAAAAAAGAACTTGCTAAGCAGCGCGAAGTATCTGCTAAGCACAAGATAAGCGCCCTTGAGCGCAGGAATGAAGAGCTAGCCCGAAGGCTGGCAGCCGTGGAAAGCGCGGCAACCTCGTTCCAGTTTGCTCAGGTGGACAAGGCGATTGACGACGAGGCAACTCGCGTCGAATACGCTAAGATGAAGTTGCTGCAGGCCTCCCAGTCCGGCAATGCCGAGGAGCAGGTTGAATACCTGGAGCAACTGCAAGAATCGAAGACACGCCTGTCGCAGATGCAGGCCTACAAGAAGCAACAGATTGCTGCTGCAAATAGGCCCCGACAGAATGTCCCGAATCCCGTATCAAACGCGGTTCAGGAAAATGCCTCGGCGTGGCTTTCAAAGAATAAATGGTTTGACCCACAGGCGAGAGATACAGACAGTCGAATCGCTAAGGTGGTTGACCAGGAGATGGCAGACGAGGGTTGGGATCCATCGGACCAGGAATACTGGGACGAGCTTGACAACCGTCTAACATCTCGTTTGCCACATCGTTACGCGGCAAAGTCAGGTGGAAGCACGAGCAGATCACGGCCAAACCCAACGGCATCAAGTCGGGCGGCCAATCCCTCGGCTGTACCATCGAACGCAATTAAGCTCTCACCAGAGCGCGTTCGAGCGATCAAGGATGCAGGTGCGTGGGACGACCCCGCGTCACGCAACCGGATGATCAAGGCTTACATGGCGTACGATAAACAGAATAGGAACTAATCATGGCAAACACAAGAATTAAGCGCGATCTAGATGATCGCTTAGAAGCCCGCGTAGCGGAAGTAAAAGAAAGAGCTTCCGCAAATTCGGACGATGTTACGCGCCGGGAACGTATTGATGCGTTCCGTGATAAATGGCAGAATAGCGCCCTGCCTGATCTCCCCAAGGATGCAATCCCGGGATTTCACCTGTGCTGGTTGAGCACTACAAACCAGTACGACAGTATCGACAAACGTTTAGCACTAGGCTATGAGCCGGTGAAAGCCGCTGAGTTAGGAAAAGGCTTTGAATCACTGGGCAAGATGAGTTCAGGCAAGTTTGAAGGCTGTGTTAGTTGTAACGAGATGGTTCTCTTTAAGTTACCAGAAGAAATCTATCAAGAAGTTATGCGTATGCTGCACCTTGAGGACCCCCTTGAGCACCAGCGTAACATTACGGCAAGCGTCCGGAGCAACTCGCAAGAGGGCAAAGGCGGCCGTTCAATTCTTGAAGGTGGCATTTTGGAAATGGAAAAGGAAACCGCCAAAGCGAATAGCAATATTCGTTTCCAATAACATTCTTCAACAAACAAAGGAAATAAAATGGCAACTACATTTAAGCCCTTTGGTCTGAAGCCTGCGTACCACCCCAGCGGTCTTGATCGCGCCACGCCTTTTGTTGGCACGAACAGCTACACCACTGGAAGTACTTATACGGCACCTTACTCGTTGAGCGCTGGTCAAGCATTTTACCAGTATCAACCGGTGTCTATAACCTCATCAGGCCAATTGACCATTGCCGCAGCGGCTGCCGCCTCTGGCACCGTTTATGGCGTATTTGATGGCGTGGAGTTTACGGACTCCCAAGGCCGTCGTTCCGTGGCCAAGTGGGCATCCAAGCTTACGCTTGACGCTTCTACCGAAATCATTTTCTGGGTCTTCACGGATCCCGAGTTGGTTTACGAAGCTCAGGTCAATGGCTCGGCAACCACTGCTTCCATCGGACAGCAGTACGACTTCTCAACCGCAACTGGATATACCACAACAAGTGGTACCGCTATCGGCAACGGTGGCGCTGGCTTCTCAACCTGCGCACTAGCAGCTTCTGCTATCGGTACAGGCACTCAGGGTCAAGTTCGTGTTGTTGGTCTAGGCCGTGAAGTTGCTTATCCCACCGGCGAGTTAAACGCCTGGGGTGACGCATTCACGATTGTACAAGTCAAGATCGCAAACAACACGTTTGTGTATCCTAAGGCTTCGGTCTAATTAACGAAAGAAAGGATTAAGCAATGGCAACCCCAATGCGTAGTACGGACTTTCGTGCGGTAGTCGAACCGATTATCAACGAAGTCTTTGATGGCGTATACGCCCAACGTGATGATGAGTGGAAGGGATTTGTTCAGCAAGTCCAGGGTATTCCCCGTAACTATCACGAAGAAGTAATGCTCTACGGTATGAACGCAGCCCCCGCAATGCCTGACGGAACCCCGGTTTCGTACGATCAAGGCGGTACGCTGTACATCACCCGATTCATTTATCAGATCTATGGTTTGGCATATGCCTTGACAAAGGTTCTGATGGAAGACGGCGATCATATCCGTATCGGCAGCACCTTTGCAAAGCACCTTGCTCAGTCGATGATTGAGACCAAGGAAACGCTATGTGCGAACCTGTTGAACTTTGCGTTCACAGCCGGCTACGTCGGCGGCGACGGCGTCACTCTCGTGAACTCCGCTCACCCCGTTGCAAACGGCTTGACATACAGCAACGCGCTCAGCACTCCCGCTAACCTGTCACAGACCTCGGTTGAGCAAATCCTCATCCAGATCCGTTCCGCCATTGACAACAATGGTAAGCGTATCCGTCTGAAGGCAGAGCAGCTTGTTGTTCCCCCGGCACTCGAGTTCCAGGCAGAGGTTATCCTCAAGTCTGTTCTCCGTTCCGGAACCGCGGACAACGATCTGAACCCAATCAAGTCCACTGGAATGCTTCCGAAGGGTGCACACGTTGTAACCCGTCTGAGCTCCAGCAAAGCCTGGTGGGTACAGACCGATTGCGAAAACGGTCTAATGCTCGTTATGCGCCGCCCAATGGAGAAATCCATGGAAGGCGACTTCGAGACCGACTCCATGCGCTACAAGGCCACCGAGCGCTACGCGACCGGCTGGCACGATGCCCGTAACATTTTCGGCACCGCAGGCGTCTAATCGAAGACCTGGCAGTAGGAAAAGCCCCAGAGCAACCCTCTGGGGCTTTTTTATTGGGTTTTGTGTATAAGTAGACATAGGAAGATTTAGCCCCATTCAGACAGCCGCACACTTCCCGGCTGACGGCTTAGCGACGGTTTGGGGCAGCCTCTAAGCAAGGGAACACAATATGTCAAGCACGTTTACCAGCCCTATTCGCATTTTTAAGCGAAACAACCCCACAAACAACGGCGTTATTGCCCCGGACAACACTGGCGCAGCCGTAGTAACCCAGCAAGCCAGGTTCTCTGGCGTCGCAGCCGCAGGCGCAATCTCCACGACAAAAATCGGCGAGACAACGGCCTCTTCTTTTGTTATCCCTGCTGGATCTATTATTTCCGATGTTAAATTATACGAAACCACGGCTCCCTCGGCTCTAACGGCCGGTGTGATTACGGTTGCCGTAGATGGCGTAACCATCGGAACAATTACCGCCAACGCAACCGGCGGTGTAATTGATATGGCGTTTACCGCAACAAC